CAGGCCAGTTATCAGGGTTACACCGGGGTGGAGCTCGACTGGGACGGTGAACAGCCGATTGTCCCGCTCGATAACATGCCGGTTTCCGACTACGTGAAGAACCTGGTGGCTAATGGTGAAGGCATGGAAGACTTCACCGACAACACCGGGTCGCCGGATCGGTCGTTGGCGCTGTTCTTCGTCTGTAGGGAAATGGATGGTGTTGGGGTGAACAAGGAGTCGATCCTGACCTGTCTCTCCGACGCCAACCACTTCCTTGCTACGGCAGCACTGGAGCGCCGGAGTGGTGATCAACAGTCAGCCCGGTCCTGGGTGTGGAAGTACACCTTGGCTAAAGTGGTTGCCAAGCGTGAAGAACAACAACAACTGTTCGATGAGTTTGACGAGGAATTCAGTGAACAAGGTTCTCTTGACACCTCGAAACCGGCGCCGGCCCCGGAACCCGATGAACCGGACAACATTACCGATCAACCCAAACAGGCCAAAGACCTTCAGTTCGAGAAGGGCGACCATGAACGTAACGCCATACTGTTCCTGAAACACATCAGTCCACTGGTCCGTGCCATGAAGCAGTATTTCCGCTGGAACGGCAAGTATTGGCAACTGTATGGGGATGACCAGGTGGAGCGGGACATCCAGAAGTCGCTGCGGGGCCGGGGTTTCCCCATGGCCACCGTCAACAACACCATCACCACGGTGCGGCGGTTCAGCACACAGGATGAGTTCAAACCCAACCCTACAATCCTCTCATTCAAGAACGGCTGCGTGAATCTGGAAGGGTGGGATATGGGTCTGGTAGACACCACCTTGCTTCCCCACGACCGCCGGCATCGGTCCACCTCGATTCTTGACTTCGAGTTTGATCCGAATGCCAAGTGCCCTCAGTGGTTGGCATTCCTGGACCAGGCATCCGATGCAGACGCTGAATGGATTAGGGCTCTACAGCAGTTTTTGGGGTACATTCTGGTGGACGACTACCGCCAGCAGAAAATCCTGAATATGGTGGGTAAGTCACGTTCGGGCAAGGGCACCATTGCCAACAACATCATCCCGGCTCTTGTGGGTCGAGACGCCTTTGCGGCAACGTCTCTTTCCAGTTTGGCGGGGGATCATGGCCTGGCTTCACTGCGTTATGCCAAGGTCGCTGTGATCGGGGATGCACACCACGGGTTGCGTGACCGGATCGGACGTGCGAAGGAAATGCTGTTGAACATTTCAGGCAATGACTTCGTGGCAGTGAATCCGAAAGGAAAGGACGAGATCACCATGCAGTTATCAGCCAGGTTGATCATCCTGTCCAACGAGCAACCCCGGTTCGCGGATGGCATGGACGCGCTGGCCAACCGGTACCTGATCCTACCCTTCAATAAATCGTTCGCCGGCAAGGAAGACCCGAATCTGGGGCGTAAACTGAAGGAGGAACTGCCTGGCATCTTCAACTGGGCATTGGAGGGCCTGATGGACCTCGGGAGAACTGGACACTTCGTGGAACCCAGGGTCAGTCAGCCGAAGCGTGAAGAAACCATGATGCTCCAGAACCCGGAGGCTTATTTCAACAAGAAGTTCCTGATCCACACAAGGAAGGACGAAGACCGAGTGGCCATCCGGGATGTCTATGACGCCTACTGTCAGTTCTGCCACGAAATGGATCGTAAGCCCGCTGACAAGAAGTGGTTCAGCCGACGCCTGGGTGATCAGGTTGATTTGAGAGTGGGTCGGATGTTGAAGGATGAAGGTCGCCACAAAGCCTATATTGGGGTGAAGATTGACAAGGAGGAACTGTTGGATTTCACCGATGACGATGACCTCTGACCCACCAGAATGCCCTTTAAACTAGTGTCCCATGACCGCCTTCGGGCGGTTTTCTTTTGTCTGAAATCTGTCCTCAAACCATGACACCACACTGTCCCGCTACAAGGGACAAAACTATAATTCAACCATTGGTTGACTTTAACTTTAAGTTTAGTTCAACCGTTGGTTGACTTTAAGTTTGGTGTCCCTGAGTAGTTGGGACACGTCCACCACAGAAAAGTTGAATCGGGACAGCGTAAGTTATTGATTTATGGTTATTAACTACTCTTTTGTCCCTTTGTCCTTATATAGTATATATTAATAATATAATAGTAATAGTAGAGAGAGGGCTGCCGGAGAATACTCCACGGTGTGTGGTTGTGTGACGTGTGGGGTAAGTAGGTGTATCTTTGGGGACACACGGGACAGAGGAACAGGCAAGTTTAATTCAACCATTTGTTGAGGTCCGATTACCCATGGGAACCGGCAAGGTTTTTGGACTGGTTACAACGATAAGTTGACTATCCACGGGACGGGTGTATCATGCTCGGTGTCGGGGTTATGAGAAGGCGAACCGGTGGAGCGGTCGTAGTTAGGGGCCAACCCACCGGTGGGGTCTATACGGAAACTCGGTGTTCGCCATAGTTCACCAAATCACGTACCGAACCGGGTGCAAAGCCTGGTGCCAATTTCAACCGCTGCCGCAGGTGTGCACGAATCCATGGGAACCAAGGCTTCCGAATTCGCTGAACTGGTCCGAGGGGCCAGCGTGAACCAGTTGGCCCAACTGTTCGACCTCGACCGTCGCACGGTGGCGAACCGACTCAAGGACGTTCAACCCTGCGGTAAGCGAAACTCATTCCCGGTGTATAAAATCTCCGAGGTGGCCGAGCTCCTGGTGGTCGGGTACATGTCCGAGGACAAGCTGACCAAAGCCCAGCAACTCAAACACGCCGGCAACGAGAAAGATTACTGGGACTCGCAACTCAAGCGGATTAAATACTTGGAGAACACCGGCGATCTGTGGCGTACCGAACGGATCGTTGAAGTGTTCGCCATGGTGTTCAAGCAAATCCGGGAGTCCACGACGGTTTTCATCGACGCCCTGGAGCATGAGTCCGGCCTGCCGCCCAAGCAGATCGACAAGGCCAAACACTTCGGGGATGCTCTGCTGGTGGAAATGCGTGACAAGCTGCTCACTCTGGAACTGGACCCCGTGGGTGAACACGACTTTGCCAGTGACCCATTCACCGAGACCCACGATGAGAGCGACGACGAAGGCCTCAAATCACTAGGGTTGCTGTGATGGCGAGTTTCAGCAACGACCTGGAGCTCAAGCGGTACCAGACCCTGCAGGAAATCATTAACGACCTGTCGGAAGTCCTGCTGCCCCCGGAACGGATTTCCGTGCCCGATGCGGCCGCGAAGTATCGCCGGGTTTACAACCCGCCTGCTTATGTCGGCCCATGGAGCAACACCACGGTGCCGTATCTCCGGGAACCCATGGAAATGCTCGAATCACGGGAGCATTCCGCCGTCTGCGTGGTGGCTCCTGCCCAGTCAGCTAAAACTGAACTGATCAGTAACTGGTTGAGTTACAACATAAAATGCGACCCGAGCGACATGATGGTGGTGGAGAAATCCCGCTCGGAAGCCCAGGCATTCTCGAAGTTGAAGATTGACCGGCTCCTGCGGCACTCCCCGGAACTGAGGCAGCACTTGATCAGCCGGCGCACGGCGGACAACACGTTCGACAAGGCGTTCAAGTCCGGTACCTACCTGATGATCAACTGGCCCACCGAGAATGCGTTGGCCGGTAAGTCGCTTCGCAGGGTGGCCCTGACCGACTATGACCGGATGCCCCAGGACATTGGTGGTGAAGGTTCCCCGTTTGACCTGGCTCGCCGGCGGACCAACTCGTACAAGCGTTTGGGGATGACCTACGTGGAGAGTTCCCCGTCGTTCGACGTGATTAACCCCAGGTGGCGCCCGGATTCACCTCATGAGGCTCCACCGACCGAAGGCATCCTGGGTATCTACAACCGGGGCGACCGGCGCCGGCGGTACTGGCAGTGTCCGCACTGCTCGGAATGGTTTGAACCACACTTCAGCACACTCCGGTGGCCGGAAAGTTCCGACCCTATGGAATCGGCCGAGGGTGTGTTCATGGCCTGCCCACACTGCTTCGACCGGAACGGTGCGATCATCACCCAGGACATGCGGGAAGACATCGACAATGCCGGTGTGTGGCTGCGCGATGGTGAGAAGATCGACAGGGATGGGAACCGGCACGGAAAACCACGACGGTCGGACATTGCCTCGTACTGGGTGATGGGTCCGAACACCGCGTTCGGGCAGTGGAAGACTCTGGTGATCAACTACCTGTTGGCCATGCAGGAGTACGAGTCAACCGGTAGTGACCGGCCACTGAAAACCACCGTGAATACCGACCAGGGGTTACCGTACACGTCACCCCATGTGGCCGAGGCAAGGGCACCGGAAGACATCATGGCCCGTGCCAAGGACATCGGTGAGCGAGTGGTTCCGCCGAAGGTGCGTTTCCTGATGGCCGGTATCGACGTGCAGAAGAATCGGTTCGTGGTTCAGGTGCACGGGGTTGTACCTGCACCCAACGGTTTTGACCTGGTGATCGTGGACCGATTCGACATTCGCAAGTCCGACCGGTACGACCAGGACGACGAACGATTTTGGGTGAACCCTGGTGCATACCCCGAGGATTGGGACCTCATCACCGAAAAAGTTCTTGACAAAACCTACCCCACTGATGAATCTGATACTCGACAAATGAGTATTCGTGCGGTATTTTGTGACTCAGGTGGTCGCGCTGGCGTTACAACCAACGCTTATGAATACTACCGGCGGTTGAAATCCGAGGGTTACGGAGGCCGGTTCTGGTTGGTCAAGGGTGAAGGCATGAAGTCGGCACCCAGGGTTCGGAAAAGCTACCCGGACTCAGGTCGGAAAGACCGTACGGCTGGTGCCAGAGGTGAGATACCGGTACTGATGCTCAACACGGACCTGCTCAAGGATTGGCTGGACAAGGTGTTGGGTCGGGAAGAACCCGGTGGTGGGTTTATCGAATTCCCGGACTGGCTCCAACTGGATTTTTACAAGGAGCTTTGCGCGGAGATCAAGAATCCGAAGAACGGGAAATGGGAAAATCCGAAGAAGCTGAGAAACGAGAGCACCGACCTGATCTGCTATTGCTACGCAGGGTGTGTGTTTCTCCGGGTCGAGAAGATGGACTGGGACAACCCGCCAAGTTGGGCGGCAGATTGGGACCAGAACCCTTTGGTGACCGCACTGGATGACGACAACCCGGTGGTACCGCAAGCGAGAAACAGCGGAACACTGGACAACCTGAAGAAACTGGCCGCGACCCTGGGGTAGATATGGCAACACTGACCGAGCAGCTACAGGAAGCAGAGCGTGAATATCACGCCCTGATCACCGGGAACAAACCCCGGGTAGTGGTCGATCAGAACGGTGAGCGTGTCGAGTTCACTGCGGCCAACGCCGGCCGGCTGATGCAATATATTCAGAGCCTGAAAGCGCAACTGAACAGAGCGAATCGCGGACCCATGCGGGTGTATTTCTGATGGCAGATCAGCTAGACCTTTTGCAGGACAAGAAGCCTGGAACCCAGATGGCTTCGAGTTTTGAGGGCGCCAGTCACGTCAACCGAGAGTTGGCCATGTGGCATCCGGCCCTCCGCTCCGCTGACGCCGAAATCCTCCCAGATAAAGACTCCCTCGACGCCCGCGCCCTGGACCTCCAGCGCAATGATGGCTACGTCCACGGTGCTGTTCAGAACCACAAAGACAGTATCGTTGGCGGCTTTTACCGACTGAACTCCAAACCCAACTACAAACACCTGGGTTTGAGTGAACAATGGGCCGAGGAATTTCAGGAAGCCATTGAGGCCCGGTTCGGTCTGGCATCGGAGTCGCCGGACTGCTGGTTCGACGCTGCCGGCCAGATGACTTTTTCCGAAATGATCCGTCTGGCCATCGGCACCACGATGATGTCAGGTGAGTCACTGGGTACCGTGGAGTGGCTTAAAGGTCAACGTCGGCCGTTCAAGACGGCGATTCAGATGATCGACCCGATACGCCTGAGCAACCCGTACAACGACTTCAACAGTCCGATCTGGAAGAAGGGGATTCGCTTCGACCGGATGGGTCGGGCGGTTGAGTACGCCATCCGGTACACCATGCCTGGCGACATGTGGGACTTCGAGAATCAGTTCCGATGGAAGACGATTCCCGCTCGGAAACCGTGGGGACGCAAGCAGGTGCTCCACTACTTCGAGCCATACCGGGTGGGACAAAGTCGGGGTGTCAGCGACCTGGTGTCGATCCTCAAGCAGAGCAAGATGGTCGGCAAGTACCAGGACGTGGTGCTGCAGAACGCCGTATTGAACGCCACCTATGCCGCGGCCATCGAATCGGACATGCCGCCGGCCGACGCCTTCGAGTCTATCGGTGGTGGCGAAGACCCGCAGCAGGAATGGGCAGCGAACTATCTGCAGTCCATCGCCGCGTACACCGGCAGCAGCAAGAACATGCACATCGACGGTGTGAAGATTCCCCACATGTACCCCGGCACCAAACTGAAGCTGCAGAACGCCGGCCAGCCCGGTGGTGTGGGTACCGGTTTTGAAGAAAGCCTGTTGCGGCACTTGGCCGCCGGCCTGGGTCTGAGTTACGAGGAATTCAGTCACGACTTCACCAAGACCAACTACTCCAGCGCCCGAGCGGCCATGGGGGAGACGTACAAGCGTCTGCAGGGTCGCAAGAAGGCCGTGGCCGATAAGTTTGCCACCGACATTTTCCGCCTGTGGTTCGAGGAACAACTGAACTCCGGCGCTTTCGACGATGTGTTGCCGGCGAACGCCCCGAACTTCTACGAGGGGTTGAACGCTGACGCCTACTGTGCCTGTTCCTGGATTGGTGCCCCACGGGGTCAGATCGACGAACTCAAGGAAACCCAGGCGGCCATTGCCCGGATCGACGCCGGTCTGAGCACTTACGAGAAAGAGTGTGCCCGCTTCGGTGATGACTTCCGGGAAGTGTTCCGTCAGCGCAAGCGTGAACAGAACATGATCGACGACATGGCACTGACCCTTTCCACCGCCGGCGCCGAAGGCACCATGGACGCAGGTGGTGACGCCAACGATGAGAGCCCTAAACGGGGTGAAGAAGGTGATGACGATGAGTAGAACCCTGGACCTGCGGCCACGGTTGCTGAATGCACCGCTGATGATGAGCCAGGAATCGGCAGAGTCGTTCGCCGCACTGGCCCCGGAATCGTTCCTCATTGAGGACGCCCCGGAGAATGCCGACGAACTCATGTTCGACTGGATGTTCGACTCCCAGTCCAACCGCAAGCCTTACCGGATGGTGGGTGACAGCGCCGTGATCCCGGTCACCGGGGTACTGCTTCATCGGTTCGGCTGGTCCTTCGGTTTCGCCACTGGTTATGACTACGTACGGGCATTGTTCGATATTGCCCTGCAGGATGAGGACGTTGAAGGCGTGATCTTCGATGTGCACTCCGGTGGGGGCCAGGTGGACGGCTGCTTTGAACTGGCAGATCACATTTTCGATAACCGGGATGTGAAGCCGTCCGTCGCGGTTGTCAATGCTCATGCTTACAGTGCGGCCTACATGATCGCCAGTGCGGCGGGTAAGATTGTGGTACCGAAGACCGGCGGGGCTGGCTCCATCGGTGTGGTCACCATGCACGCGGACATGTCGAAGGCGCTGGAAGAATTTGGCGTCAAGATTACCTTCATCCATGCAGGCAAGCACAAGGTGGATGGAAACCCGTACCAGGCACTGCCTGATGATGTGCGGGAGAGAATTCAGGCTCGGATCGACGAGTCATACGGCATGTTTGTAGATGCCGTGGCCCGTAATCGGGGTTTGAGTACCGAGGCTGTAAGAGCGACAGAGGCACAGACATTCAGTGCCAAGGAAGCTGTCAGTCTCGGATTGGTGGATGCTGTTGCTTCTCCCGAGGAAGCGATGACAGCGTTCGTAGCCGAACTGAACGGTGAGTCAAAGGAGACCGTCATGGCGATTCAAAATAAGGCCACCCAGAAAGCCGGTCAGCAGGCCGCGGACGCGGGTGGTAACGAGGACGTGCTTACACAGACCGACCTGGATGCCGCGAAGGCTGAAGGTGTCACCGAGGGGCGCAAACTGGAGCGTGATCGCTTCGGCGCGGTTATGGAGTCCGAGGCATTCACTGGTCGGGAAGGTCTGGCTAAGAAGATGCTGGCAAACGAGGCGCTTTCCGCCGATGAAATCAACGATATGTTGGCGACATCACCAGCGGTTGAAACGCCGAGCGCCGAGGGCGGTAACGCTTTCGAGAAGGCCATGGACACCAGCAGCAACCCCGAGGTGGGTGCCGAAGGTCAAGATGCCGACCAGGGCGCCGACCAGGGCAACCCCCTGCTGCGGGATTACGGTCTGGCAACCGGTCAGAAATTTAACTGATCGGTCTCTGACCGGGACCGACCGGAAGGTTAAACGCTCAATACGGGAGAAACGAAATGAGCACACTTGCTTCCACTGAAACGAATTCTTATCAGCCGCCCGAGCTCTTTGCTGGCGATGCACCGGTGGTCACCAATGTCCACCAGTTTGCTGCCAGTCTGGAACTGCCGGCCAACTCTATCGTGGCCTTCAATGGCAGCGGTGAACTGGTTGAGTGGTCACCTGGTGCAACCGACGGCACTGAAGTGGCCGTGGGTATCACTTGCGAGGTGGTGGACACCACCGGTGGCGCAGCCGTGAACCCGGTGTATGAAGGTGGTTACTTCAACACCGATGCACTGAACTGGCCGGCGGGTGCAACCGCTACCCAAAAGCAGAACGCCTTTGCGGGCACTGCGATCCACCACCGCGCACTCGGTTATTCCGGCTAAGCGGTAACCCTCAGAAACTGAAGGAGTCATAATCATGGCATTTACGCCTTACACTACCCATGAAATGCTCGGGGTTATCAATAATCTGCCGCGCCCGAGTGCCTTCTGGCTCAACCTGGCTTTCAAACAGCAGGTGAACTTCCAGAGCCAGTTCATTGACTTTGACCAGATCGACAAGGGTCGCCGTCTGGCACCGTTCGTCGCGCCGACTGTCGCCGGTAAACCTATGAAGGCTGAAGGCTACAACACTCGCCGGTTCGCGCCGGCCTATGTGAAGCCGATGATGCCGGTGGACCCGGAGCGTCTGATCAAGCGGATGGCAGGTGAGCCGTACACCGGCACCATGAACCTGCAATCCCGTCGCAACGCTATCGTGGCAGACACCCTGTCCGAGGAACGCGACATGATCTATCGTCGCTGGGAACTCATGGCTGCCCAGGCCGTGATGAACGGCGAGGTGATTGTTGAGGGTGAGGACTACCCGACCCAGACCGTGGCATTTGGTCGTGACGCCAACAACACCGTGGTATTGAGTGGCACCGACGTGTGGAGCGACACCAGCAACTCCAATCCACGGAAGGACCTGGAGGGATGGTCCCTGTCCATGGCCCGCGCCGGCGGCTACCCGGTCACTGACTGGGTGATGGGTGTGGATGCCTGGCAGTCGTTCTGGGAACACCCGGACGCTCAGAAGCAACTGAACACCGACATCAAGAACTCCAGCCAGATCATGTTGGACCTGGGGATCAACCAAGCCGACGAGAACGGTGCCATCATTCAGTTGAAGGGCACCCTCGGTTCCGGCGTTCGTGTGTGGGTGTACTCCGACATCTATGAGGACGACGACGGCAACAACGTCGAAATCATGGACTCCAAGGCGGTCGTCGGTATCAACCCGACCGGGGTTCAGGGTGTGCGCTGCTTCGGTGCCATCATGGACGCTGAAGCCGGTTACCAGTCTCTGGATATTTTCCCGAAGAACTGGCCCGAACAGAATCCGTCCGTCGAGTACGTGATGTCTCAGTCGGCACCGCTGATGGTGCCCCGGCGTCCGAACGCGACCTTCAAGGCGACCGTTCTGGCGTAAGCCGGTAACGTCCCGGGGTACTTTTGTGCCCCGGGATACAACTAACAGTTGAGTTTAGGGTGATCTCCCATGAAACTGACAGCAATCAAT